CGGGGCAAGTGGTTAATGCACCACAGCAAGGGGTTAATTCTCAACTTCGCCTCCAAGTTCTTCAGCAATACTTACAAGGAACTCCCGAAGTGCCAGCGACTGATGTTCAAAATCGTATGCAAGAGGACGAAAACTTTGCCAAGAGGCTTCAGACATATGCGGGTCAGCTCGAACAAATGGAAGCACAGAATCGCAATAAACTAATTGGCCAGCTAGGGACTGCCCCTGGCAATGTACCAGGTACATCGATGGCCTCTTAACTAAAAAGGAATAATATCATGCCATACGGAAAAGGAACATACGGATCGAAGGTCGGAAGGCCGTCTAAAAAAGCTAAAGCAATGGGGCGGAAGAAAATGCCTAAGAAGAAAATGCCCAATAAAAAATGAGTAAGCCGACTAAGGTCAATTCCCCTAGACGCATCCGAAAGGGTGAGCCTGGGTATGGGAAGAAGAAATTTGTCGTACTTGCATCCGAGAATGGCAAAACAAGGACGATTCGTTACGGAGACGCAAACATGAAGATCCGTAAATCTAATCCTGATGCCCGTAAATCTTTTCGAGCTAGGCATAAGTGTGATGAAAAGAAGTCAAAACTAACAGCAGGATTTTGGTCCTGCCGTAAATGGTAAGATGGCCAAGGACGCTTGTTATAAAAAGGTAAAGGCTCGGGTAAAGGTGTTCCCGTCTGCCCGAGCATCTCAACAGATTGCCAAGTGCCGAAAGTCGAAGGGACAGGTCAAGAAGTCTCCGGCTGGATCTTCATTAAAAAGATGGGGTGCTGAAGATTGGAAAGATACACGGACCGGCAAACCGTGCGGACAGGGTAAGGCGAATGAATATTGCCGCCCGACAAAAAGAGTTTCGAGTAAAACGCCCAAGCTAAAATCGGAGATGAGTAAGAGCCAATTGAAACGCAAGAAGGCGGAGAAATCGAAAGTAGGCATGGGAAGAAAAGTAAAACCAATAAGAAGGAAAAAATGACAATACTGGACGCAATATCAGGCCTTGGCAACATGACTGAATGGCAGGTCGTAAAAGATTTTATTAAAGAGCAGAGAGATATGTGCCTGGTTGATTTCCAGGATTATAATCATGTCGATAATCCGCAAAAACTTGCCCGGCTATCCGGAGAGATAGCAGGACTAACTCGAATAATAGAGTCACTTGAAAATGACGAAATTGACACCCCATCAGCAGTTTAAAAACGCACATAGGTCTTTGTTGAACCGGTGGCTGGAAGAATCTGACATAGAGGACTTAGAGTTGGCGAAGATAGCAGTTAATGATACCGAAGAATGGTTGGATGAAGAGGTGATTGATTTCGAGTCTGAAGTCGATCTCGATGAAGCGTAAAGGCAGTCTGTACGAGCAAAAATACTTTGCGACTGCACTAGAGGCAGGGCTCGAGGTATTTACGCCATTAGGTGATTATCTTCCCCAAGACTGCATGGTTATGAACTCGGCAGGCAGGATTTTTAAGGTTCAGATAAAAGGAACACAGGGAAAATCTAAAGACCCTCGTAGGAAAGGCACAGGGCGGTATCAGATAACCACATCTAGTGGATGCGGTAGTAAATTTACAATAGACTGTGCGAAGGTGGATATAGTCGTGGCCTACATTGATGAACTAAACATTTTTTACCACATCCCGTGCATTGAAATAGGCGGGGCTAAGCGTATTAATCTGTACCCGCACATAACTAATTCGAGGGCAAAACTCGAGCGATTTAAAAATAATTGGGATTGTTACAAAATTTCCTGAGAAATTTGATTTTTTACCTGCTAAAATAGTTTTTGGTGGGGTGTATCTGCCCCACAGAAAATTCAAAGAGTGCGAACTTTAAACGCAGAAATCATGGCAGACACAGTTATTAGCGAGGCTCCGGCTGAATCTACGGGAGCAGAAAACAATCAAGTACGAGGCCCACTATCGGTGGAAGATTTGGCGGCAAGTTTTGTCGAGCAGGTCGAAACGGATCAGGAGGCTCAACAGGTAGATGAGGCGAAGGAGGAGAATACCGAGACCGACAACGCAGAAGCATTAACCGACCAGGATAAAGATGTTCTTTCACAGTTTTCTGAGTCCGAAGAAGAGGACGGAGAAGATACCGAAGAAGAGGAAGAGGAAGAGGAAGAGGAAGTTGAGGAGGAAAGCGAAAGCGAGCCTCCTAAAGCTGTTGGTAAGCTACTGAAGCAAGTCAATAAGCTTACAGCTAGAGCAAAATCAGCAGAAGAAACTGCTGAAGCACTCAAAACTGAAATCGACAACCTCAAGCAATCAGGAGGCAGTCAGTCGCAACCGGCTCAACCCGAGTTAGAAAACATTCAATCGTTTGAAGACTTGCAGAAGTTGCAGAAGGAAGCACAGGCCGCCAAGAAGTTTGCACTTCAACATATCGGAAAAGACTACATAGAGGTCGATGGTAAAGAATATAGCGATGATGATATTCGTAATATTCTCACCCAGGCAGACGAGTACCTAACCGAGAAAATTCCTCAACGAGGGCAGTACCTACAGCAAAAATCAGAGTGGTCACGCGACACCATCGCCACCCACCCCTGGATGGATTCATCTAAAGATGATGATATCTCTGAGAGTCGCAGGGACACTTTCAAATCACTTCGAGATCAATACGCCAATGTATTGGACGGTCTTCCTAACGGTGACTTTATCGCCGCCACTCTAGTTCGTGGAATAGAAGCATTAAAAACAGAGCAAACCGCAAAGGCTCCCAAGAATCAAAAATCCTGGATCGTAAAGGACCACTCTCGGCTAACGATCTCGCCGCATTTCTAGCGGACTAAAATTTAAAAATCTTAAAATAAGGAATTATTTAAAATGGCATTAGCAACAAGTTACAATGTAACTAGCGTTCAAGGCGCTAGAGAAAACTTAGAATCACTTCTGAAAACTGTGGAGCCTACAGAAACTCCGCTTTTCAGCTTCCTCCCACAATCAGCCGCCCCTAAAGCGACCTTAAACGAATGGTTAGTCGACTCTTTAGCCGACCCCTCCATTTCAGGGCAAATTGACGGTGTTGACTATTCACTTAGCGACATGAGCGACTTGGTTAATTCTCGCGCTCGTTTAGGCAACCGTATCCAAACCTTACAGGACCGCTTTTCTGTATCTCGCCAAGCCGAGATGGTAGATGTAGCACCTAATGGTCAAAATGGGTTGTACAACGCTTCCAAAGCAAAATCCCTCATCCAACTCAAACGCTCAATCGAGACTGCTATTGGTTCGTCAACCGACCAAGCCGCTGGTTCTAGTTCTGCTGGAAGTTTAATGTGTGGGTTGGGTCTATGGAGTGATCCGGCCGCGACCGGAAACACTTTCGACACATCCTTGAAACAAGGATTCCGTGCAGTAAGTGGATCTCGTGTAGACTTTGCAAACTTGACAGAATCAAACCTTCGGGGATTACTTCAAGCAGTTTACGAAGCAAGTGGAGCTAAAGGGGAGTACAAACTTTTTGCTGGCCCTGCGGTAATGAATGCGATCACCGATTACACCCGTGCCGCTATTGCGACTAACCCAGTTTATTCCTTCACACAAGATGTGAGCGGAAAAACCTTGGTTCGCTCTGTACTTAGTTTCATCTCGGACTTCGGCTCAATCGATATCATTCCAATGCTTCACGGAGGTCGTGGGATTTCCCAAGATATCACAGGTGCAACGAATGCCAGCCCAATCGTAGTGACCTGCAATGGTCATGGATTTGCCGATGGTGACAAGGTCACTATTAGTGGAGTAGTTGGTAACACAGCGGCTAACGGCACTCATACAGTAGCAGGTAAAACTGCCAATACCTTCCAACTTTCTGGAGTAGCTGGTAATGGTGCTTATGTTTCCGGTGGTAAACTTACCGCAGGCACAGACACTGCTGAAGGAGTCATCAATTCTAATCGTGCATACTTGATTTCTGACGATGACAATGTTTCCCTTAAATTCCTTGAAGGAATTACTGTGAACGACCTTCCTGACAACGGTGCTGGCCGTAGAGCGATCTCTGAGGCAATGCTCACCCTTCGGGTAGCGAATCCAAGAGCTTTAGGTAGTATTGTTTGATTACTATTATTCGATCATGTTATTATTGGGGGGCCGACTTAGCGTTAGGTCGGCTCCCTTTTTTCTTTTTATAAAATGAGTCTTAATATCATCGTAAAAGGAGGTAAGCGGAGTGGGAACTCACAGGAGGAAATCGCTTACTATATGCGTAAAGCAAATGAGCAAGCAGTAGTTCGGGAAAAAGCCGGATATGCTCAAAGACAAGAGCAAGCTCGCCGAGCCGCTAAATCGCTTGAAGGAGGCAAAGGAAACTTTCGCTTGAAGCGAGTAACAGACACTGCGACTTACTTAAGACACCAACAGGAACGACCAGGATGCTGGGGCGATAAGGGATTCGTTAAAGACTTCGAGAAATCAAACCCCGAGTGCAAAATTAAACACTAACTTTTTTTTATTATGGCAAATTACGCAACAGCAACATACTCAAATTTAAAATCAAGATTCCAAGCACTGGCTGGACTTGAAAGCTTACAAACCACAGATGCGAACTTTCTTCGTGACCTCGTCAATCGGAGAGCAAGGCTTGCCCACGAAAGATACCCGTGGCCTCAGTTTACAGTTATAGGTGAGTCTATTGCGATTACCACGAGTGATGCGAATCGTCTAAGAGTTTACGGCACATCGAAGAAGACGGCGAACGATGCAAATGTGGTTTTTCGTATCCACAAAGCTGATCCTGGTAGCACTCGTTATCCCGAAGAATATACTTTTTATACTGAACTAGATTCCGGCGGATACCCTTCAGTGAAAATCATTGAGCCGACTACTTTGAACGGCATTAATCTTTTTGTAACTTATCGGAAAGATCTACGCTCTGAAATTAACAGCGGATCAGCAACTACTGGGTACTATGGTGACGAAAGTGGTGATGAATCGAATGTCCCCAATTTCCTTTTGGATTACCTAGTTCAGGGTAGTTACGCTGATTTTCTTCGCGGGGACGGCCAGACATCGAAGGCGCAACAAGAAGAGCAAAATGCCGAAGCAATCTTGATGTCAGAAATAGATATGGTCCGCGAACAAGGCCGTCAGTTTAGAAACGATATCCTTCAGTACCGCCCACCATCCCAATTTCAAAGGCACAATATACAGGCAGGTGGATCTCCAGTTAATCCAGGTATCGCAAATGTCCAGTAGTAGATGCGAACCATTGATTTTACAGCTTTAGAAAAACGCTTCAAGATGGCGGCTGGCCTGCCATCTTTGACGGAAGTGGATGAATTTTTCTTCAAGGAATCTTTAAACAGTAGAGCACAGACTGCCTGGCATCGATGCAAGTGGCCTGAACTGCTCAAACTGGTAGAGAAGTCAGTCGGATCGACTACTAACCCTACGGCAGACAAGGCGGTACAGGTCGATAATGATTTAAACATCATGGAAATCCACCAGGTTTTTACTAAAAACCCATTTGCTGACAACTCTGCAATATTACTTGATTTCAAACTTTTAGATGGTTACTTGATCCTCCCAGCTAATAGCTCGGTATCATCTGTATTTATAGTGGGGACCGCAGTTCGTCCGACCTATGGTGAGGATGCAGGCGAGGAAATAAATGTCCCTGACTTTTTAGCTAATTACCTGATAGCAGGAGCACTAAGTGACTTCCTTCGTGGAGATGGCCAAACAGAGGCTGCATTTCAAGAGGAAAACAGGGCAGAGGAATATCTTACTTTAGAAATAGATCGGGCTGAACGCCTGCAATCGCAAAACAAAATAACCTTTAACACTTACCCGAGTTACAAC